AGTATAAAAACTACGAAAACCAACACACCCAAATCTATTCAATCGAATCTTCAGACCGCGCGTTTGAAGAGGAAGTGATGGAATCGGGTTTTGGTGAAGCTCCTGTGAAGACTGAAGGCTCTGGCGTCGCGTACGACCAGGCGCAAGAGGTTTACACAGCGCGTTACACCCATGAGACCATTGCTTTGGCTTTCTCCTTGACTGAAGAAGCCGTAGAGGACAACCTCTATGACCAATTCCTTCGGAATAATCAACTTCAAGCCCTGCACCGCAATCTTCAATCCACGCTCATCAGTGAACGCAGAAATGTCGATCAACGACTGCTCCAAGGAGGTCTCAGACAAGTCCGCTGGGGTTGCCAGTGTGTTGGACAAGTTAGGACCACCTAAAGTGGGGTGAGCAGTAGAGCACAGAGCAACACCGTCGCCACCAATAGAGGTAGTGAAAGCACCGTTCAGGATAGCAGCAGCTTTGATCTGCTTGGTTTGAGCCATAGAGCGTGCCAAAGCACGTGTATAGCGAGCGCCAAGGCGGTCATAGAGGTTGTCCTCTACGGCTTCTTCAGTCAAGGAGAAAGCCAAAGCAATGGTCTCATGGGTGTAACGCGCTGTGTAAACCTCTTGCGCCTGGTCGTACGCGACGCCAGAGCCTTCAGTCTTCACAGGAGCTTCACCAAAACCCGATTCCATCACTTCCTCTTCAAACGCGCGGTCTGAAGATTCGATTGAATAGATTTGGGTGTGTTGGTTTTCGTAGTTTTTATACTCGAGACCGAACAAGGCGTTTAGGCCTGGCTCAAGTTCCTTTACGAGTTGTGCGCGGGAAATTGCCATTTATGTTCTCCTTAAGTACTAAAGCCCGGCGTGCCAGTGCTGCCGTACAGGTGCTCGTTAATCTTTACAACGAGAACGGCGTATTGGCCCATCTCATTGCCCGGTACGTTCCACAAGCCAACTGCCTTGAGGTTAGTAGCTGCGGTTTCGGTGAAAGTACCGCTCATGGTCATATTGGACACACCAGTGGTGGTGCTACCTGTGGTGCTGGCAGTGATGTCAGCATTGAGGCCAATACTTGCTTGAGTAGGAGTACCTGCGTTTTGGATGATGAACAACTGGCTAGGATCATCAATAACGTCAGCGATGATTTGACCGCTGGTGATATTGACAGAACCTGGATAGTAGTTCTTCCATGTTGGCTTGCCTGTGGTGGGGTCGATATAGCTTACGCCATTCAAGACACCAACAGCCGCCGTATGGTCTGTGTTGTTGAATTTGACAAGATAACCATTGTCAATGGTTACCAAGTCGCCTTGGTAGATAGCTCCGGACTGGTTATCGTTAATCAAGTATCCGTACTGTTTTTGACCACCAGTAGCAGATAGATTACCGAGAGGACGCAGACCAAAGGGCTTATTGATGTTTGCCATTTGATAATTCCTTTAAAAAAGATTATTCAGCAGCTTTAGGGCCGCCGAAGGTGACTCGAGATTGCCGTGTGGGGCGTTGAATCTTCATTGAACCATGAGCATTGCTCTTCATCAACTCATTATCAGCCGCCTGCATTTGATCGCTCGCACGTTGGTGGTAATACGCATTACGCTCCTGCACGTTCTCTTCGGGAATGCGCGCTAAGAGAAGACCTCCCACGCTGATAACACCAGCATGTCGGCCGTCTTCAACAGATGGGACAGGGAAGTCAGGATATTCATCAGCACGAACCAGTTCATAACCCTCGCGGATTTTGCCTGCTACGTTCGTGCGGTCTTCCTGACCGCCAATTTCTGCACGAATCCATCTGTGCTTCGTTCCCTCCAGAGGAGGTGGAGCATCTAGTCGAGAAGGAGGAGCCCAGGGCTTGCGGCGTGCGTCGCTGTCACGAGTTGTCGCGCTACGAGCTTCACGATTTAAAGTGGGTATAAGCTTATCTGTCATCTCTTACTCCTTAACGTACTTGGCGTATTCCTCAAGAGGAACGCCCAATTTTTTGGCCATCGCAACTTGACTCGGTGAGAGTCTCACAGTGCGGCGTGCTGAACTATTCACTCCCGATGAACGGGTTGCAGGAGCCACCGATTGCACGTTTCTGGTGGTACTGTTGTTTTGCGCTTGAGAAAATTTCTTTGGGAAAGTGTTTCTCATGCGTTTGTCGAGCTCATCATAATACTCCTCAGATGATCCGTCAAATCCTTCATTAATCACTAGCTGCTTATGGACGCCCCAGGCTGTATTTGTCATAACAGTATCCTGGCCATACCACGGATTCCTCTCCATCCAGTCCTCTAGCTTGGGGTCCACAGGAGCAGGTTGCTGATACTGGGGTTGCTGATATTGAGGTTGCTGCATAGGCGCAGCCTGTTGTTGGACATATGCCGCCCGGCGTTGATCCTCTTCGGAGACTTGGCGCTGGTCGTATATAAGGTCCGTTAGACGCTGATTTGCTTCGGTCTCAGTGTCAATATCTCCCTCTTCTCGGGCCTTACGGATAATTTGTTTTAAAGCAACAACTTGAGTCTCTATGCGTCCCTTTGCCTCATGCAATCGCTCTTCATCCGTGCGAAGCATGCGTTGTTGGAGCTGAGTGGACTCTTCTTGTACTTTTTTAGCGTAGGCAATTGCAGCCTCTTCCCGACGTTGAGTCTCCCGTAAACGGGCAGTCAACTTGTCAATACGCTTCTTTACATTCTCGCTGTATTGATTAATCTCATTCTCAGGTTTTTCACTCTCAACCTGTGGGGCTTGTGGTATTTCCTGTCCTTGCGCTGTGTCTTCGTTTTCTACCACATCAACATCAACAGGGCTCTCCCCTTCGCCTAATTTAAATTCAATTTCTTGTTGGTCATTCATATCCATGCTCCTTACATGTGCAAAATATCATCAGGACTGTTAACCACCCCAATGATTTCATCGTCGTTAAGAATTCGAATCTCTCCACCATCAATTTGGAGACGAGAACCTGCGTATCGACCAAAAATAATCCAGTCACCTTCCTTGCACCAGGGTCCATTGGGGAACTTTGATTGATCCGCATAGGCAAGGTCTCCCGTCTTCAAGACGTAGCCACAGTTGGTTGCAAGTTGGGTTTTTCTCTGGGTTTCTTCGGCCAAGACGATGCCGCCTTTGGTCTTTTCCGCGCCACGATAGGGCAAGACGGCAATGCGCCAGCCTGTGGGGGTAGGAATGCGGTCTCGGACAGCTTGTTCAAGCTTCTCGGGATTAAATCCCTCGTCCGTATACGCATCATCAAGGCAAGGGCCTTTTGTTTCTGCCTCTTCGCGCCACTTGCGCTCTAGTGCAGTCAGGTTCTCTTCAACTTCCATTGGCATCTCCTCTTTGGTTAAAAATCATCGGTAGTCCTTCGTGACAAAAGATCACGAATAGCTTGTTCGGCAAGTTTTAAACCTTCGAGGCGACCCATCATGAAACGATACCGTTCCATATCATTAATGGTGCCATTCAAAATGATAGCCTCCGAGTCTTCTCGGAGCTTTCTTAATTCTTTAACAACGGATTCTGCAAATTCGAGCATGGTATTTCCATGAAAAGCAGGTGGTACAAGGCCCCACCCGTTGGCAAGTGCTTACATCTCAGTATATCTCAACCGGACGGTTGCCGTCTTTCTTCTTTACGACCATAAAGGCACCACCCTTTTTGGCCTCCTTCGGCTTGCTAGGCCTGTTGGACTTACCAGCAGTAGAAAGAGCAATCGCAACAGCTTGTTTTACCGCTGCGGTCTTGTTCTTCGGCTTACTAGTTCCAATCTTTCCTTTTTGTTTATACGCAGTGACCATCTCTCCAATATTGGAGCTAACTGTTTTGCGACTTGAGCCTTTTTTAAGCGGCATTTCGGCCTCCTTGAGCTGGTGGGTTGTTTTGTGTCGTGCCAATTCTCTCTCTCGCAACCGTGGCACGAAGCATTGCAATATTTTCTTGTGACTTTACACGGTTTTGTTGCGCTTGAGAATTCTGTGCAATTTTTTGTTGGTCAATCCCAAGTTTCTGTTGCTCCAACGCAAGTTTCTTCTCGTCATTCTCAGCGCGTTGTTTCAATTCCTGCTCCTTGAGCTGAATCAATGGGTCTCCCTGCTCACCAGACAACTGGTTTTGCATGTCCCTGACCTCTTGCATATACAAAGCAATTTTCAACGCCACCATGCCTTCTTTTTGGATAGGAGAGACAATGTTGTCAGGGTCCGTACCATAGCTTTGGAACAGTTCCGCCTCTACGTCCTCTTCCGCTTTGATCCGTACATGGTCAAGAATGTGTTTTTGTAAGGTGGTTGCCGCCATAGCGTTAGCTTGCAGGATAGGAGACAGCCCCATCATCAAGTGACTGGCAATGTGGGCGTCATGCTGTTGACCGGCAAAGGCCTTGAGGCGCATGTTGTTGAGCACGTCGCTGTTTTCACTGGCCGGGTCCTTGGGCATTTGAGCATTTTGAGGTAACAAGATGCCCTCGATGTCCCGAACATTAAGCGCAGAGTACACGCGGTAGTACGCCTCGTACATATCATGCATCTGTGGCGCACTCTGGGCCATCTGCAACTGTGTCTGCGCCAAAGTAATACGCTGGGCAGAGCTAAATATGTTAGGGTCCGCAACAGGTAGCACCGCCACCATGTTGTTGAAGTCCTTCTTCTTGATCGAACGCGCGCCACCCGGTACGTCATACGGATAGTTGTCCGGCATGTACTCGCCAAAGCCCTTGGCCAACATCTTAAACTCAAGCCCCTGCGCATAATGCAGGCGCTTGTGAATAGCAGACATGACAATCGAGCCGCGCTCGAGCAATGCCAGGGTTGTTCCTACTTGCGCATTCTGATTCGCATCCCCTACCTGCATGTCCGCAGTACTGGCCAAGCGTTTACCCGCGTCAACAAGGAATCCAAGCAACGCAAACAGCGCCTGGCTAGGCTCTTTGTACGGCAAAGGCAACAAAGAAGCCGTAAGTTCCGCTCCGCCCGCGTCAATATCCCTCCACTCACCCGGCTGGATAGGACTATCGTTGTCCGCGATCCGCGCGCCCTTGGCTTTGAAGCCCGCAGGCAGATTTGAGAGCGTTCCCGCGTCCAGAAGCTGGCGCAAAGCGCTCGTAGCACCCTTGGACAAGCCTCCAACCATGTGAACAAAGCCCATACCATACGCGCCAAGGCCTTCGACCAGCACATAGTGGACAAAATAATCTCTGCGTACCTTTAAAACGTCGTCTTCGTTCCAATTTCTGCGAACACCAACGACTTTTAGGCTGTCCTCTAACATCGTAACGACGTAAGGCAAGCGGATTTTGGTAACTTCGCCGTCTTCATCCTTGTCTTCAAAGCCTGGGATGTCTAAATCCACCTGCATCTCTAACAAAAATATCTCTTCGACGTCGTCAGTAGGCTGTACGCCAGTAACTTTGTCCACCGCGTCTTGAATCTGAGTGGTATCTGGCAGCATGGTCTGCGACTCAACGTCCACATCCAAGTATTCGCCTGCCACAATGCGCTTTCTGAACTCGTTTGAGTCCATCGCAATGCGGTGCGTGATCCGTGGGCACTGGCTCATGACGCTTGAGCCGTTGTACGGGATGTATACATCATCGGCCAAGCACAGTTTGGAGACCATGCGGCCTATCTGATGGTCGTAGTACACCTTCTTAAAGGCAGAACCACCATATCCTGTGTAGAAAAGCAACTGATCAAACTCAGGTGTGTACTCTTCCATCACCGAAGTGATCTGATAATTCATAAAATCTTGCACGCGCGCCGCTTGTTGGGTCTTTTCTACCGTCTCACGGCCTACAACTTGTGTGCGAACAGGGCCGCCAGCGGGCATCAGCTCCTTAAATGCCTGTGCCTGGAACTGCACAATCGCCTCTGTCAGCATTGGATGGGTCGCGCCTGAGGCGCCCCTGAACGGTTTAGTGCGCTCTTCCAGCTTTAGGCCAAGTAAGTCCATGCCCTTGGAGTACATCTGCTCCCAGTCAGAGCGAGAGGACTTATCCGCCTCAAACATCGCGCCCACATCCATAGCAATACTGCTCAAGTCATCTTCATCAATGACCTCGGCTAAGTTGGCATAGAAGTCGATCTCATCCGCATCGTCTTCTGTCATGTTGATGACGGCACTGCCATCCTCTTCCAACACGATTTCAACGTCTGGCATTTCCTCCGCCTCAGAAAGAATAATGTCTAACTGAGGGGCCTGGTTTATTGCTTTGTCTATGGGCATGAGTGCTCTCTATTATTAAGGCATTGAGAAACTAGAGTTTATAGCATCCCTGTACTTTTTCAGGATAGGAGTTAAAAACTCATCCTTTTCCTCAATTGCTCTTGGATTAAGATAATTTTGGAAGAAGTCCACAACTAGGTTGTCGTACTTCTCCGGTGCCGTGTTTCCAGTAGCGCGCCCGTTTCCTTTGATCTGCTTAACTACAGGGGTGTTTTCATCCACCATGTACACCTCCACTGTGGTGACTGGGCGGTTTCTATTGTCGCGTAAGCTGTAAATCTGATACCTGCCTTGGTTAAATGCTTCCACCTTTTCTGGCGCATATCCTATTCCACCCAAGGCATATCCTCCTACAGAGTGTCCTATGTATGCTCCCTCAGGAACAGTAGACGCCGCTGTCTCTAACTGCTTCCATGCATATCCCTCATAAGGACCTGTTTTAGTTTGAACTACTGGAGCACTCACGCCCGTTTCAAAAACTTCTTTTGGAACAGCTTTGCCTTTTCGGATTCTTTGATCCAGCATCGATAGGCTTTGTTCTTGTTCACGCGATGCATTGGCTGCCTGCACTATGTCTGGGAACTGCGCGTTCTTTAACTCTCTCTCAGACAGAGAGGCCAGATATTTATTAATTCCTTTTGCTTTAAATAAGTCCGCTAAAGCAGGTCCAAAGGAATCAATATCGTAGATCGGTTCTTTCTTCTCTATAGCTGTAAGTAACTCTTGTGGCAGTGACGTCCCTTCACCTAACATCTTACCTATAAAACCTGGTGAGCTTTCATACTGTTTGTAAAGAGTTCGGGCATTTAGCGGACCCACTATGGTTTGCGGGTCCTTAAGGCTGCGTGTGCTCAACTCCACCTTAGGATTGATTAGCGTGGGGTCTACCCCTTGTTCTATAAGCTTCTCTATCGCGGCTTGTCTTGCCTCATCTACACGCTGTTTACCTAACGGCGTATTTGAATAGGTGTAGTCGGGCGCCATAAGCCCGGGCTCTTTCGAGACCAACGCTCCTGTCAAACCCGTTTGCGTGTCATACCTCTCTGCAAATTCTTCAAAGGCAGGAGGGTACTTAGGATAAAAACGTGTTTGAGAAGGATCAATTTGCATCGGTCCCATAAAGTCAGGACTTGGGCGTTGTGCCTCTCTGACTTTAGTCTTTCCCGCAACTAATTGGTCCATCAAAAAGTCAGGGAAGTTTGCCCTGTCCGATACGATAGCACCCTTTATCCGCTTTGTTTTTATCAAGTCAGATATAGGATCATTAGGCGTGCCAAATTGTTTTTCAAAATAGTTCTTAGCCTTTGTTTGCCAAAAATCTTTTATCAAAAGTTCCCGCTGTGCTCTTTCCGCCTTGTCTAAGTTATCAGGCAAAACATCTCCCAGGCGCTCCTGTGCATCTCTTATAAACTTACTCAGGTTCGACTCTTCCATCGTGTTCATCATGCTGCCCGTAGGACGTACGGCGTAAGCTAGATTACCCGTTGCCTCCAAGCGCTCACGCAAAGGATCGTACGCTGTGTCAGGAATGTTCTCCGCCTTTTTGCCGGCCTTGCGAACACGCGCGCGTTGAACTTCTCCTACCGTGAGGTCCTCCAAAGTCTTGGCCGCCTCTCCCACAGCCTGCCCCGTCTTTTGTGCCGCCTTCACTCCCCCACGCGTCACTGCCGCTGGGTTTGCAAAATTAGACAACAACTCGGCCGACGTATAAAAACCCCTCTCCGTCGGATCAGCAGGAGGCTCCGGGCGAACGCCAAAACCCGTCATCTGCTTCTTGATGTAATCACTCGTCCCAAATTGCCCCTCTGGCTCACGCCCTGTCAACGCCTGGCGAGCAAGCATCGTTAAATCCATAGGCAGTCCCAGTAGGTCATACGGCAACTCCGTCACCCCCTTGGCCGCAGCAGAGTACGCCTTGCCACTGGCTAACGCTTTACTAATATTGCCGGCTTGCCTGCCCTTTCCAGAACTAGGCGTTATAAACGCCGGCTTACTCGCAGCATCAATCTCTTCTTGCGTTAGTTCGCCCTCTCCTGTAGCAGGAGAACCATCGGCACGCTTAATAGGACCCTGCGAACCATACCTGCCTACGCTTGGTGAACTGCCCGCAGGCCTGCCCTTCCACGCTTTTCCAGGAGTCTGCTCATCCCTCGCATCCGCCGCCATCTGCTTGACAAGCTCCAATAAATCTTCTTGACTCTTAGAGCGCGACGCAAGCTCAATCCCCAACAAATTATTGTGAACATCCTGCTTGTAGTCAGGCGACTCTTTTGTCATACCCAACTTAGCACCAATAAACCTTATCGGCTGCTCCCTTATCTCATGTGCATACCCAGCAAGTTCCGCGGCCCGCGGGCCGTACTTCCTGGCCAACGTGCCCGAGGCCAACATGTGTCTCGCCGTATCTTGGCTAGTCCATTGACTAGATTCCTCAGGGAACATGCCCGCCGCACGACCACGTGCATAGCTCGATACTCCCAGTAGTCCAGGGATGTCCTCGTCCTTCTTGGCTTCCCCGCCTTCGGCCATGCCTTCTGGTTGAACAGGAGACGGGGCCATCGGATCGAACCCGCCCAGTTGCCCTTTGAGTTCGTTTCTTAAAAAGTCGTTTTCATATTTGTTGTACTCAGCCTCAGTGAGGAAACGACGGTTGTCTTGATTGTTAATTTTTATAAAGTCTTCAAGCTCAGGAGAATTAGTGACATCCCGTAGCCCTGTTAACGACAGGTCTTTAATGTCCGAAAAGCTGCCACTGTTTAAAAAGTCCTGTACAAAAGGCCGTGCCTCTTCCTTTATAGAGCCATTGCCTGGACCTTTGATTTGGTTAATGACAGGAGGCCGTTTGCCCACTATCAAATCCGCTGCTGTTTGAAAGCTATCCATCGGACTAGGGGTAGGTGCCCCTGTCAATAGCCTGTTTTCCGCATAGGCGTTTGGATTTTCATAGTACAGCTTCTTGCCTAGCTCATAAACTTCATTGAGTTTTTCCTGAGGAAAGTACGGTCCGGCTGTTATTGCATAAGGAAACTCATTTCCTTTTGCTGAAGTACCTAAGTAGTGGGGAGCCGGCGTCTGCTCAATCGTTGCATATCTCTTTCCCTGGTCATCGGCCAGCGAATATATTTTTACCTTTCCGCCTTTAATGGCCTCCCATCCACCATAGCCCCCATAGCCAAGACTTCCACTATTGCCCGATTGAGGTGACCAGTCAGGGTGCCCTTTAGGCGGCTCGTATCCTCGGACAGAGTGTCCCATGGCATCAGACTCCGCAGCAAAGTAGCCCGGCTTGTCCAACTGCATCCACCTAAATCCCTGCTCTGGATACTGCTTGTAAACAGGCACTCCCTTGAGCGCCTGGATACTGGCCTCTGCCATCTTCTTGGCCATGTCCTGGTCATACTGGTACGTGAGCCGCACAGCATCTTCCATGCTCAAGCCTCTGAGGCTGTCAGGGCTCAAGCGCCCCGTTGTCATGTTTTCTTGAAGTACATCAATAACATGATCAAAGCCTAGCTGATTCGGTCCGCGGCCCATGTTCATGCCACTTACCTTGGCCGTTGGGTTCTGCACTGCAAACTCTCCGCCAAATTCCTTAAGCACTTCACCTATATCGTTTGAGTAGCCAACCGGGACCATCTCGTGATACGGCCCAACATTGATTGCGGCATCTGCTCTGTTCTCCCAGGCCTGTCCCCTAGTCGTCGTAGCCATAGGCCCTTGCTGTTCAACAGGCAAACCGGCAGCTATGCGATTTATGTTTGCAGTTACCTCTGCATTAACCATCGTGTCAGGGAAAGGCAATATGCCTTCCTCTTCCGCCAACTTGCGTAGTGGATCACTCGGTGTCGCCATCTTATTTTTAATGTATGGCGTCATCTTCTTGTCAATCCACTGATTCAAAGCCTTTTGTTTTGGATCAGGCGCGATACCTAGTTCCCCCGCTATCCTGGGATCAACTTCATGCGCGCCCTTTTTCAAAGGCCTGACAAAAGTCTCTACACTTTTTTGCCCAGTCATCCAATTGCCACCCTCGTCTTTTATGATGCTCGGAGAGGCAGCAGCCCCTTCCTGCGCGCCCCGAGCGGCACTAGACGGCATAAGCTGGGCAGGGTCCGGCGCCCCCTTCTTTCCCATCGCCTTCATTCCCTTAACCAGCCCGCCAAACTGGAAAGTCCTCGCCATCAACGGTCCAGACTTCTCAAGCGTCGGCTGATCCAAGTTCACCGCATTAAACGTAGGGCGCGAAAACCCCTTGCCAGACCTAGCCGCCGCCGCGGCCTTTAACTTGTACGCCTTCTCCATCGCATCAAACTGAGACCGAGCAGTCGCAATCTTCACCAACTTCTCTTGCTCCGTGGGCGGCGCTCCAATCTCAGGAATGGCGGGCGTTAAGTCCCCTGCCTCCATACTCATGCCCTTAGGACGAGAAGACTTTCCTCTGCTCTCGCCTTTAGTTGCTAATCTCTTTAACATCGATTTGGCCGTAGCCGTGTCCATCTCAGGAGCTTGAGGCTCCGTAGGCATAGTTGCATACGCAGTAGGACTCGCCTCTTCTTCCCCCAACAAATATTTGTTCATCGACTCAGTAGATGAATCAAGCGATGCCTCGCCTCCCCGAGCAAATCCCTGTACTAAATATTCAGGAGGCTCAGACGACGAAAGACTATCAATATCAATTTCATCGTCAGGTAAATATTGTCCATCCATGCTCGGCCCTAACAAAAATTATGTCAACGCATTTTAGACGCTAATAATACTCGGGCACAAGGTCCCCAACCGCCTCATCGTCCTTCTCATCCGTGTGCAAAGAAATAAAATTACCCGCCCTAAAACGCATCAAAGCCTGCGTCGTCGAATCCACCATGTCATCATTGTCCCCATTCGGGAACGCAGCACACTCCTCCACAAGCGCTTCCGCCCACTCACGGTCCGGGGCCCATACCATCCCAGCCTCCAATATCGGAGCCACAGAGTTCGCACGACTCACCTTGTCCGTTCCAGACCTCCGCCCACCCGGCGTGTACATCGTCACAGGAATTCCAACCTTCCTCAACTCCTGCTGCAACGTCACACCCGTCGCCTTCGCCTCAATCAACACATTGTCTGGATTCCAACGAACATACTCTTCCTTGGCAATTCTCTTTAACTCCGGGAAATCCCACCTGCCCCGCTTGACATCTAGCAAAATCAAATTAGGCCCCGAGTCCTCAGACAAAGTAAACACACCCCACGTCGTGATCACCGAGTAATCCGCCGTCTCCTTCTTGCTGTACGCCGTGTCATACGACTGCATGATGTATTCCACAATCGGAGGCTCCTCCTTCTGCCACACCTGCCACCACTCCCTCTTGAGAATAGCGCCCTCATCATTGCTCGGTTGCTGTTGCCACTGCGCTTGCCACTTCTGCGGTGACAAAGAAGCCTTGACCGACAACAATTCCTCCACGCTCCAAAACCCTGGCCATAAGGGTTTTCCACTAGGTAGGATCGCAGGGAACTCAATCACCTCCCACTTGTCCGCCTTGTGACTAGCCTGCTGCTTAATCAAACGCGCCGCTAAATCTTTAGTTCCCCATCTCGTCATCACAACAACAATCGCGCCACCCGGTTGCAATCGCTGACGCGGACCTGACGTATACCACTCCCACGCATTGTCCAAAGCAAGCTCCGACATCGCATCCTGCTCCGAATGCGGATCATCAATGATCAAGAGGTCCGCGCCGCGGCCCGTCATTGCACCACCAACGCCCACAGCAAAATACTCGCCGCCCTTGTCTGTATCCCAACGGCCCGCAGCTTTGGAATCCGCCTGCAATACAACCTTTGGATATATCTCCTTGTACTCGTCCGAGTCCATCAAGTTACGAACCTTACGGCCAAAACGTACAGCGAGTTCTCCCGTGTGTGTCGCTTGGATGATCTTGGTCCGCGGCTTATTGCCCATGATGAACGCAGGCAAGAGATAAGACGCAAACTCAGACTTGGTGTGCCGCGGAGGCATGTTGATGATCAGGCGCTTAAGCTTTCCCGTCATGACTCGGTTGAATGCGTCCGCCATCTTGGCATGATGGTCCCCGATGATGGCCTCGGGCCAGACGTACTTTGTGAACAGCATGAAATCTTTTTGCGCGCTTTCCTGCGCCTCAAGACGGGCAAGACGGTATTCAAGCTTAAGGCGCTCTACTTCTAGATCATCGTTTTGTGTGGCCATGCAAGATGTTTCACGTGAAACAAAATAGTTTTGAAATTTGCAAAAATTTTTACACAGAATCGGAAATAAAGCAAAGGGGGCCTATTTCCGGGGCCCGGGGTCCAATTGTGTTTAGAGCCCCACAAACTGTGTGAAATCGGGCTAAAGCATCCGAAGGACGCCCACGGGGCCAAAATTCGGGGGCCGGGGTTAGCAAGCGCTCACTATCGGCCAAACGGCCGCCGGGACTCTACCGGGCCACCAGGGCGCGGACCACGGCCCGCGGACCAGGCGCCGCACGCCTAAAACGTTAACCAGGCGCCGCGGCCACCAGGCACGGCCACCGGATCACAAACACCAGGTGCACCAGGCGCGACGATGTAATGACAAACCAGGCAACGCGGCCGGCCTGGCCGCCACCAGGCAACGCGGCCAGCGGCCACCGGTCCGGCCTGGCCGCCAGGGACCAGGGACCGGCCACCAGGGACCAGGGCCACCGGTCCGGCCTGGCCACCAGGCGCGGCTAAATAACTGCACAACTAACCATTGATTAAATATTAAATAACTGCATACCAGGCGCGCCGGTTTTTGTATTACACAAACCAGGCGCCGCGGACCACGGCCCGCGCAAACCCGCGCCAGGCCTAGATTTTCGACGTGCAGCAGCTGCTTAATCGGCTGCCTAAAAACGCTGCCGAAAACGCTGCCGGTTTTCCGATACGGCGGCCGGTTTTTAAGGCCTCAGGGACCGCGGACCACGGGCCAGGCATGAGCGGCCAGGCGGGACCGGAAAACGGCCCGTGCGATGGATAAGCGGCCAGGCCAGGCGGGACCAGGCCGGGCCTGGTTTCGATACAACGTGGGTTTTTAAATAAGGCGCGAACGATATATGCAAAGGGAATAAAAAAACCCGGCGCGGCGGCCGGGTTTGTAGTGGCCAGGCGGCCAGGGTTACGCGTTGACTAGCTCGAGCATATCGCCGGCCAGGGTTTCCAATTCGACGCGCTCACTAGTCCAGGGGATCGAGCGCGCGTAAGCAGTGGCACCAGTCACGGCGTCCCAAATAGTTTCAATTGGGCGGCCCTCGTCCATAACGTGCGCGTGCTCGATGCGTTGCGCGATACGGGGGCCGAACCGGCCGGCGAGAAACTTATCCACCTTATCAATTTTCGCCACTTGGGCGCCGCGCAATACTTGATTAATATTCCCGGCGGCCGCGTTACTGTAGGCCAATAGGGCCGGGGCCACTTCTTCGATAAAACGGTCCGGCGCGCTCGCCGTGTGACGTATCGCGATATCCTCCAATTCATGGGCGCCCCATACGATCCGGTTCGCGCAAACATAATCAAACAAAAACGTTTTAACGCGTAGCGTCCCGGCGCCGGTTTCCGAATTACTGACAAAAAACCCGCGGGCCAGTTCGCCGGTTTTACCATCGCGGCGGCCTGGTAGTTCAATGCGATTATTCTCGTCAGCTAAAAACACGAACATGTCGCGATCGCCGGCATACAACGTTGTGTTTTTTATGTCCACTTGATCCAATGGGCGGCCCCAAGTGCCAGGCACTTTAAAGTCACCAGTTACGCCATCGCCGAACCTATCGATTAATTCCCGGACTACGTCATCATTCCAAATGCGGCCGTACCTGGGCCCGGTCACGGCGCGAAGTTGTGGCGTACCCTGGTTAGATAATAAAACCCCGATATCTTGCGCGGACCGGTCCACTTGAAAACCATAATTTAAACAATCCGCGGCCAGGGGAGCGGGTAAGGCGCGGAGATAACCGGCGGGCGCGCCGGTCAACGTCGCGGCCTGGCCAAAGGACCAGTGAGTAGGCGCGTACCCGTGGCCGTTCGGGCCTTCGATAATTAAGCCCTGGTTATCGTCGAGCGGGACGGCGCGAAGCTTGCGCGAAGAAACCACGGCGGCGCGAGAAATTGCGCGTTGTGTCTCTAGCATAGCAAGCATGCCAGGCAGTGAAGTAAAACGTTCCTCAGCGGGGCGAGTGGCCCATTGTTTGGAGGCTTGGTTTAATGTAGTCATGTGATCACTTTCTAAGTTTCTACCGGTGACCTACCGGCGGCGGTGCCGGGCTCGCGGCCTGGCAGTTCGGATTTTACCCGGTAACTTTAAAATAATAGAATTATTTTTTACGTTATTAGGGAATATCCTAGTATACGCCCGGGCCACCATGGCGGCCAGGGTTAAGGCGGGATTAAATAGCACGGCCAAAGTCCCCCGCGATATGGTGGCGAAGTAGCGAACCAGGCGGGAGGGATCGCGCGAACGCGGCCACGGCGGCCGCATCATCAGGCGCGCCGGTTTTCCTAGTGGCATGCCAGGCGATCGCCGCGTGTCCCTGGCCGGCATAACATCCACCGGGATCGTCCGCGCCGGCGGCAACTTTTTTAGATTGTGATCCATGCGCAACAAACACAACGACATAATCGCGCTCACCACGCGCACACAATGGGCGGCCGTTGCCACATGTCGCACAAGTAAACCCCGAACCCTCCGGGCTCAGTTGTTCCGGGCATTGGACAAATTGCACGCCGTCGAAAACATAAGGCCAAACAGTACCGGCCGGGGCGGCCACGGTGGCCGGGTGACCGGCGCGAACGGCGGCCACGGCCTGAGGGATTGTGTCCGCACTGTAATTAATCGTTGTCTTACCGGGCGCCGGTTTCGGTAGGTTTTCAAAATGAAAATGTGAATAGGTCCACGCCTGGCCGTTGCGCGGGACCGCGTTATAAACGGCGGCCAAATAATCCCGGTCCACCAGGGCGGCGCCGTGCTCACTATTTGGATTTAATGCGCACGTTGTCGGACATATTCCGAACGTGTGATGCTTTCCGGCCCGGTACGTTGTCGCGATCGCGCCGGTTTTTTTGTTGCTGCTTTTTGCGATTGTTTTAAGCATGACGGCCCCCGGGGATTGTGTCGGCCTGAGGCGCGCGATCGATAAGGGCCAGGGTTTTTAAATCGGTTATTTTTTCGGATAACCCGGAGCGGTACCAGTCCCCGTCAAGCTCGACGGCTATTTGACGGCCGTACATATAAGCGTTTTCGTTTTGCGTTACGTTCGACGCGCTAGGGGTTACATGTTGAGGGCTTACCGAATACAACGCACGGTTGCCACTTGGGAGAACGACAGTCAAAAGGGTATCACCAATAACAGGCATAATTTTCTCTCTTTCTACTTTCTATTTCCAGGGCCACCATGGCCCCGGTGTTTGTAATATTGCACACAAACAAATAAATTGCAATAGGGCCACGAAAAAAAACCCGGCACGCGGCCGGGTAAGTAAAAGATTATTTTTTTAAGGGAGCGTTTTCTCGAGATGATTCTCCCGCGCTAGGGCCCTATGTTTTTCGAAAATTTCCGCGAACGCGCCAAGTAGTCGCGCCTGGTTTCCCAAGTCAGCGCGAAAATAAGCTTGTGCCAGGGCGGCCGCGAAACCCCCACCGGTTTTCTGCATTTGTTCGGCCGCGCGTAAATTCCATAATGCTAAATCTTCGATTGAATCATTCGACATATTAGGCCCCTTCCGTTTCGGACAATTCAGCTTGTGCCACTTCGGCGCACACGTACCAGGCACGCGGAGAAATTAAGGCGCGCGGGTTATCTTCAGGGATTCCCTCGCTAACTATTTCCTCAGCGTAACGGCGGATCGCCTCCAGTATAAAAGCTTGCATGAGCGGGCCGGCCGGGCTCCTGGTCATCAAGTGTTGAATTTTTTGAGTGTTTGATGTAGTTAAAAATAATTTCATTTTTTCTGCTCCTGGTAAATGGTTTCTAACTCTTCCAAAAAAAGTATCACGTCATCAATGCATTCACCGATTGTGATTTCTGGCCTGACACTAGTTTGGTTTTTTACTTGATCCGATAGAGACGCACGTATGTCGTACATATCCACGATTGCAACTTGAGTTTCTTCTAGTCCCATGTCGGCCTCTTAAGACAAAGAAACAGAAAATGAGTTGTCGTTGAAAAACTCTTTGATCTTGTCTTCTAGGTCCATCTCTTCAATTACTCTTTCGGACAGGTCTGCTATGTCCAAATCTTCAGTAACTTTTTCGGCCAGGTCTGCCATGTCCAGGTTGTCTATAACCTTCGCGGCCATGGCGTCCACATCAATAATGTCTTCGTCATTTGTGTATTGCAAGATGTCGAGCACTCTTGATTTCAGGCCATCGTCCAACACGTCATTGACCAGTTCCTTCATTTTGTAGTCATTGGTAAACGTAGAAAGCTTGTTGTCGGCCTCTATCGTTTTAAACAAAATCTCTGCAAAACGTTCGGTGGCCAATCGTTCGCTAGAGTCCTGGCCAAAGGTGTTCAAGATCGCCACCACCTGGTCGCGAAGTCGCGAACCCTCTTCGGTTGTAGTCGCGCTCAAGTCAACGTTTTGGTGTTTCCACTCTTCCACGTTCTTGCTAACTGCCTCCAAAACAATAGGGGTAAGCTGCTTAACCAGGTCTTGGACCAGGGCGTTCAATATTGGGTTTAAATTTTCCATCTTTCTTCTTTC